TCCTGGTCTTTCCATAGACCTGTTTGACCAAGGATTTGATAACCAGTGATCTTGTTCCAGCCGAACCCCGTGTAACCCGAGTTGTTCTGCGAGTAGTTACCAGCAGCCAATGCGACTGACTCCAAACTGAACCTTATGTTCACAGAACGAGCGCCCCACTCAGGATGCGTTTCTGTGAAGTTCTTGTCAGCCGTTGTCGTCTGGCCTGCTGCACTAGGACTGCTCTGCTTTAGCTCCCAAGTAAAACCACCTGATCTGCCAACATTTATGTCAGGCGGCGTCCACTGATCTACACCGTCAACGCTAAGGCGAGCGATGGATGATATTTGACCCAAACGATGTGTATCTTTACCAGTCCAAACAACAGAATCAGGGTAAGCGTTACGAGCAAAATCGTCGTTATACAGAACGAGGTTGCCATCTTTTTGCATGATGAGCGTATAACCGTTTGCGTTCTCACCTAAAGCCGTGCCCGTAGACCAAATTGCATGGTCTGATGATCCGCCAGGCTTTTTGTAGATGACAAAATTGCCATCTTTTTGCACCTTGGCTTGAAACCATCCATTCGTTGAAACAAGCGCATTGCCTTCTGTGACGGTTGAGCCAGCAGTTAGTTTTTCTTGGTTAGTCGAATATCCAAAGCCTGTCGCGTTAACAAGCGTAATCTGCGTGCCTTCTTTGTTAAAGGCATTAGAGCCGGTGTAGCCACATTCCTTGCTTTTGTACTCCCACTGACACAGGTTTTGCATCACAAGTCGGCGCGGTGCTTTAACGCCAGCCATGTCAAACGACGATGTCAGCTCAAACTCAACAAAGTCTCTGTTCTCAGCAACCTTGCGGTCGATGTAATACACCTCTTTTGGAAACTGTGCGTTAGCACTTGAATCTGGGTTGCCATAAGGATTGACGCCGTCCTCCCAGTTATCGCTATCAAGGAAGCGGCTTAAGGTCCGCACTCTTGTGACTTGTGCACCACATAAATCATTTCCAGGAGTGATTTGCCTGACGCCTAGCAACAACGCTGTCATCTGGCTCTGCAGGTTGGCAAAGCGGATCGTTGGCCTAGGCAGCGTGCCATCACCACTAAACTCAAAACCTGACGCCTCTACTGGCAAAGGAAGATAGGACTCACCGCCAAACTTGATCGAATAGGCGTCAAGGATGTCATCTTCATTGGTTGGTTCAGTCGTCTTCCTGTTGCGGCCAGCGTGGAAGTAATACGTCTCATCATCACCGTGCAGGTTCTGAAACAGCCGCAGCTCAAACAGCTCAATGATTGCGAACGGACTAGAGCTAATTAGCTCAATGAAAGCAGTGCTCATGGCTCAATGACTTGCTGAAAAGTTGCGGTCAAAGAATTCAGACCTGAAGCGGTCATGCGTTTTGACCACTGCTGACAAATCCACTTGTAAGTATCGGTCTCATCTGGCGGAGACCAATCAAAATGCTCAGCCCCACCGCGTGCCTCAAGAAATGCCTCAATAGTGTCTGAGTCTGTTTCGCTGATGTGCTCCCAAGTCAGGTTCCACACCTTGAGATCAGTGTTGAGGCCATAGCGAATTCGGCTGAGATATCCATCACCAAACTGCACGTTGCGAACAGTTGGCTGACTTGCTTTTGTGGCTCCATAGTTAGGAGCGATGTCTGGGAAGGTAGCCATTAGCGGGTCAGAAGTCCTCCAGGCCGTTTTTGTTTAATCAGCTCAGCTTGCACGGCTTGCCCAATAACCCTGCCTAGCTGTTCTGCATCTGGCTGATCACCTTGCACGCTGCTGCCTGTTGCATCAACGTTGACCACTACGTTACCGACACCACCGGAAGACTCAACACCAAGGCGACCGCTGGCAGTCCGGCGCAATGGCATGATCGCCTCAGGACCAGCCTCACCCATAAGACCGGCACCGTTTGCCATAGGGAACAGCGTTGGCTTGTTTACAACGCCGCCATAGGCGAAAGGCACAATCTTGTTGTTAGCAACAACGTTGCCATAGGCAGACGGGAAAATGCTGCCGACTAAAGACTTGACGCCAGATTGCAAAAACATGCTGGCAAATGTTTTCAACAACCCAGACAGCGACTCGCCAAGCGACTTAGTGCCATCGATCAAACCTTCGATAGCACTCGTCATTTGGTTGGCCAACGTATCCCGAATTTGATCTAAGGTGATGCTGTAATCCTCAGTCTTGTCGTTTAAATTGTCCTGTGCATCCGCTAAGGCTTGCACTGCATCTAATCGATCAAGCGTGTAATCCGTCAAAAGCTGGTTTTGTGCAAGCTCAAGATTGTTGCCAGTCAATCCTTTTTCTCTGACTTGCTGAATTGCAAGGTCATAACCTAAATCAACTTCAGCAAGTTTGTTTCCTGCAAGCCTTGCCGCATTGATCTCTTTGGTCAAACGCAAAACCTCAGCTGAAACCTGAGGTTTCGGCTTGTCCGGCTTTTTCTCGTCTTTGCTCGTTTCACCGTCTTTATCTTCTTCGTCCAACTGATTCAAAACACTTCCGCGAGTCAATCTTGTGTAACCCTCAGGCGCAGTCGCCGTTCCTTGGATAATTTTGCCTAGCTCTTCAAAGTCTTTCTTTGCGTCTTCAACAAAATTTCCAACGCCATTCCTTGCAAGCTCTACAGCTCCAGCAAAATCACCCGACAAGACTTTGACAACTATTGCCCCGCCATCTGTGATGATCTTGATCAGCGCGTCAACCAATTTAATAGTTGAGAAAACAACAGCAGCAACGCCCCTAATGCTGCCACCAATAACCATAAACAATGGCTCTAAATTTGTCCCTTCATCGAACAACGTTGCAAACGACTGTGTGATCTGCGTAAGCGCAGGCAGCAAAGCATCGACTAGCTGCAGCTTGAATTTCTCAAACTCTCTTCCAAGCTTCGTCACCTCGTCGTTGTAAAAAGCTGCGTTTTGTGCGAACTCTCCACTGAGACCAAAGTTAAATTCCTCAAGCGCAGCACTGCCACCATTCAGCATGGTGATCATGTCAACGCCAGACTTGCCAAACAGATCTAAGGCAGCTGCCGCCTTCTCAGGCCCATCGGGCAAGTCAGCAAACCTATCTGCAATCTCACCCAACAGCTGATCTGTTGGCTTCAGTTCGCCATTAACGTCTTTGACGTCGATGCCGAGCTTTGCGTAGGTGTCGGAATACGTTTTCACCCCATCTGCTGCCTCGACCTGCGTCCTGGCCAGAGTCTTCAGGCCAACCTCAAGCTGTTTCTGTGACACGTCAGCGAGCTTGCCCGCCTCGACGTATGCCATCAGTTTTTCTGCGGCAATTCCTGTCCTGACCTCAAGCTTTTGAAACGAATCAGCCGAGTCAATCGCCCCTTTGACAACAGAAGCAAATCCGCCGATTGCTGCAGCTGCAAATAAAGCTTTAAACGCACCACCTAGACGACCAACACTATTGCGCAGATTCTTGACCTTGCCCTGCACGCCCTGCATTGAGTTGCCCAGGCGTTTTATGTCGTTCTCGCCTGTAACAGAAGCTTTTAAGCGGAGCAGGGCATCCATGGTGTCTCAGCCTTGGCTCCTGAAGGTTTTTAGGACTATCGCTTCGATGACTTGAATTTGCTCAAGCACCAAACGATGATCCTCTACTTCAAACAGTTTAAGCATCCAAGCCACAACTGTATAGTCGAGCCCTACCAAGCCAGACATAGAAACACGCCACTGGGTTTGACAGCGTGAAAACACGGTCACAGCGTCCCAGTTCTCTTCCCATACTTCAAACTCTTCGACCTTCTGGGCCTTGCGCATCGCGTTAATTTCTCCAGGGTCCATGCCCTGATCCATCAACTCCTTTGCGCTTTGCTCAAAAGCACCAGCGCTTTCGCACCAGTGCTTAGCGGCCCCCTCTAGTTTTTTACTTGCGCCCCTTGAAAAAAGTCAGCGTAAGCATTGATGACCGCCCTTAAAACAAAAGGATCGTCAAACAGCTCTGCTGCTGTCTCATCTGTGTAGGGCACTTCGTCACCCTCCTCATCAGTGACGCCTTCCCAGCCTTTGACGATAGAAGTGACGAGGGTCATTTCATCTTGGTCAGCCAACTCAGTGAAACGAGTACGGCCAATCTTTACGAACTCGATCGTAAAGGACTCTTTGCGGAACTTGCCACCATCAACAGGAATGCTGACGGTGACAGGCCATTTGTGCGTGGAGTCCTTCTTTTTGAGGACGAAAGGCATACAAATTAAGTGAAGGCTAGTGATAGCTCGTCGTTGCCCGATGAGCTAGGCACAAGTGTAGTCGGAAGATTCAACATCACAATCCCTTGATCTTCTGAGTAGCTGGGGTTGCCAAGTGACAAGCCGCTTGTCGGAGAAGTCAGCGTGATGATATTGCCAGCAGTGGCACCGTGAACGATGCTGAGATTGCCAGAGGTGCCAGCAACAGCAAGCGCAAAGAAGTCCTTTGTTGCCAGTGTCGGAGCCTCAATCACAAAGTTGGCAGTAGCTGCACGGTTAGTGATTTGAATTTCTTTAGTTGAGTTGACCAGCTCCCGGTAAATCACCTCGTTGCCGAGGTCAATTTCTGCAGACTGCAGCGCCAAGTTGGTGGCTGAGTACAGCGTGAAGGCAGTTGTGTTGGTGTCGTTGAAGATCTCAGGGTCAGCCTGATTGCTGAATGTCAGAGTTGGTGACGCGGTGTCAGTCGGTGCGTTGTACTGACCTGTGAGCGTGAAGTTAAAAACAGGAATCTGGTTGGCGTTCAGGCTGATGGTGAAGGTGCCACGGCAGCCAGTGACGATGTGACGAATGCCATCAGTGTCATAGTGAATCGTGCAGGACTCAAAACCAGTAGAGCGCGGCACATAGGTCACAGAAGTGTCTGCAACCGTTGTGGGGTTCATCCCGCAAGCACGCAGAATCGGGTCATATTTGGGCGCTGTGCCTGCAGTGCCAGAACCTGAATACTCAACCTCGAAGGTGACAACAACGCGAGTATTGGCAATCAGCTGAGGACTGTTGCCCAGGTAGCTGCGAATCAGATCACGGGAAAGAACTTCAGATTCAGCAGGCTGTACTTCTAAGTTGCGCAGCTGAACAGCGTCAGCGCTGCCCGTAGGAGTCGGATCAGTGCCGTAGGTTGACTCAATCTTCGCAAGCGCACTCCGTACGCGGGCTAGCTTTGCCATCGTTCAGAGCCTCAGAATTGAACAGGGTTTCTGTGATCAGTTTAATTCAACTGGTCGCCTAAGCCATGGTCAAGCTGCCGTCAAGTCCTCTCGGTCTGTCCGGTACTTCACCAAGTAATCCATAGCTACAACACCAAGCGGTACGTCTGCATCAAAGAAGCTGAAGTTTGTTGTATCAGCGTCGATGTCTAAGGCGTATCCGTTGACTGTTGGATCAGCCATGATTTTGCTGTGGACCTCCTCAACAAACGCATCAGCTGTGTTACCTGGAGCATCGTTGCGCACGAACACTGAGCAGCGGACGCGCAGGGTCCACATCGTCTTGACGTAGGAGTCCTCGTTCGGGTCATCTGTAATCGGCTCTAGCACGATTGCAGGGACCTCACCACGAGCCAAAGGCGTTGTTTTGACGCGGTAAACGTCAACGCCAGTGATGGCATCAAGATTCGTCTTGATGCGCGCCAGGATGTTTTCGCGTCGGGTTGTCATACCTTCTGAAGCGAGATTTCACAAAGCAGGCCATCGCCAATCTGGCGGGTCTCGCGGACCTTGTAAGCAACTGAATCAACAGTGATGCTGGTTCCTGCCAGCAGTGTTCCAAAGTCAGAAGTCTTGGCGGTGATTTGGTAGTCAGTGCTGAGCACCATGTCACCGGCCAAGACCTCACTTGGCTGATCAAGCAAGACTTT